ATGACGGCACGGACTATTCCGTGTGCACGAGTTGGGCGATCCGAGGTGAAGGGCTTTACCTTCTGGACGTCTATCGTGAGCGTCTTGATTTTCCGACTTTGAAGCGTCGGGTGTTGGATCTTCGCGACCACTTCGGCGCCGATTCCGTTGTTGTCGAGGATCAAGGGTCGGGGACGAGTCTCATCCAACAACTTTCATCTGAGCGATGTCTGTATCCGATCGCTTTCAAACCTGAAGGATCCAAGGTTGATCGGATGGCGGCGCAATCCGCGTTGATCGAAGCAGGCCGCGTTCACCTTCCGGCAGCTGCGCCTTGGATCGATGAGTTCAAGTCAGAAATTCTGGCGTTTCCGTTTGGCGGTTTTGATGACCAAGTCGACAGCGTGTCCCAGTTTCTGAACTGGTACGAAAGTTATCGCGAACCGAGTGTAAGCAGCTTTCCAATTTAGGACGGTTCAAGGAGTTCGGTCGCAGTACTCAGAACCCCTGATTTTCCCCCTGGACTTCCAGTGTGCTGCAAGCATTGCTGTCAGTACAAGAACGACGGGCTTCCGCCCGCGCAAGCCTCCCCCGGGACAGTCGCCGGGCTTCGGGCAGTGGGAACGTCGCGATCGCCGCGGCGTGGAAACGGAGGACCCGACATGGCCCGAAGGACAACCAAGACCGAGCAACCGAAGACCGAGACTGAAACCGCCGAGAAGCCGATTGGCGGCAAGCTCGGCATTATCGCCAAGGCGGTCGCAGTTCCGAAGGGCGCCACCATTGATCAACTCGTAAAGAAGACTGGTTGGCAGCCGCACACGGTGCGCGCCGCGCTCTCGAGGCTGCGCAAGCGGGGGATGGAGATCCTGCTAGCAGACGTCGATGGCCGCAAGGCCTACACGGCTCGCAACGCCGACTGATGGCCAACCCGAAAGCAGCATCGAAGGACAGCGTCGTGGCTCAGGTCGCGGCGCTGTCCGGGCTGAGCTACGGGGCGCTTCTGGGTGAATGGAAGCGCCTCTACCGATCACCCGCGCCGAAACGCATCAGCCGGTCACTGCTCGAACTCGGCGTCGCGTGGAAAATCCAGGAGCTGGCGTTGGGCGGGCTGTCGCGCGGCGCGAAGCGGCAGCTCCGCGATATAGCTGGATCGGTCGCTTCGACAGGAGCCGTAGAGGCTTCCCGTTCCATCACGGTGAAACCCGGCGCCCGCCTTGTCCGGGAGTGGCGCGGGTCGACCCACGACGTCTTGGTCTTGGACGACGGCTTTGAATGGAATGGGCAGGTCTGGCGGTCCTTGTCCGAGATCGCGCGCGAGATCACCGGAACACGCTGGTCCGGCCCGCGATTCTTCGGCTTGGAGAAATCGAAGGCCAGAGCAAAGGAGCCAATCCATGCCTGAGCAACGGACTCGTTGCGCCATCTACACCCGCAAGTCCTCGGAAGAGGGGTTGGAGCAATCCTTCAATTCCCTCGATGCTCAGCGCGAGGCCTGCGAGGCTTTCATCACCAGTCAGAAACATGAAGGGTGGTCGGTACTGCCAGCCCATTATGACGATGGTGGCATCTCCGGAGGGACGATGGAGCGCCGGGCGTTGCAACGACTCTTGGCCGACATCGCCAACGGCAAGGTCGACGTTGTGGTTGTCTATAAAGTGGATCGGCTGACACGGTCGCTGGCGGACTTCGCCAAAATCGTCGAGGCCTTCGATGCAAAAGGCGTCTCTTTCGTCTCGGTCACGCAGCAGTTCAACACCACGACGTCGATGGGTCGGCTGACCTTGAACGTGTTGCTTTCCTTCGCGCAGTTTGAACGGGAAGTCGCAGGTGAGCGCATCCGCGACAAAATCGCGGCTTCCAAGAAAAAGGGCATGTGGATGGGCGGGGCTGAACCGCTCGGCTATGACGTGAAGGATAAAGCGCTGGTCGTCAACGACGCCGAAGCCAAGACGATCCGGCACATCTTCACACGTTATGCCGAACTCGGATCAGTCCACCTATTGAAGTCGGAACTCGACCGGGATGGCTATGTCAGCAAAATGCGGGTGAACAAGTACGGTCGATCTAGCGGCGGGAATCCCTTCAGCAGGGGAGCCCTCTACCTGCTGCTTCAGAACCAACTCTATCGGGGCAAGGTGCCCCACAAAGGCGAGGTCCATGAAGGCTTGCACGACGCGGTCATCGACGAGGAACTCTGGGACCGCGTTCAGGCCCAAGTCGAAAAGAATCGGGCCAACCGCGAGGTGGGAGAAAAGGCAGCCGCGCCGAGCCTATTAGCGGATCTGATCTTCGATGAATCAGGCGACCGATTGACACCGACACACGCGAACAAGAAGGGCCGGCGGTATCGATACTATATAAGCCATCGCTTGATCTCGAAAGAGCGCGGTGATGAGACCCAAGGCGGAGTGCGGATCGCAGCGAGTGTCCTGGAGGAGATCGTCACGTCACGCGTGATCGCGTTTCTCGGGGATAGCAAACAGATTCACGATGTGATGTCGGCAAGATCGATCGGCGCTGATGGTCGCGTTCGGTTCATTGCGGCGGGACGTGCTCTGGCCGAACGCTGGCCAAGCCTTCCGATGGCGAAGCGTCGTGAAATGCTTCGGATTCTGGTCTCGAAGATCGCCGTCGGGCGGCACTCGGTTGATCTGAGTATGCGGGCGGATGGAGTCGTCGCCATTCTGGTGGACGGCGCCCCGACCTTGAACCGAGAGCCAGGTGACGATGCGGACACAATCGCGCTTTCGATCCCGACACGCCTCAAGCGTATGGGACGGGAAACGAAACTGGTGATCGATGGTCCGGGCGGCCCGTCGGCGATCCCGAACCCGACGTTGATCAAACTGATTGCCAAAGGTCAGCGGTATCGGGATTTGTTGATGCAAGGGAGCGCGACGTCGATCCAGGAACTGGCGGATGCAGAAGGGGTCAGCCGTCCCTACTTCTCATCGGTGGTCCGGCTCGGCTTCCTCGGACCCGACATCATCAATGCTATGGTGCGGGGTGAACAACCGACATCACTAACGGCGAAGTGGCTACTCAAGAACACGGCCTTGCCGTTGGATTGGTCGGATCAACGCGCCGTGCTAGGATACGACTGACCGACAATTCTCCCTGCCGCGCGTCCGGGTCGAATAAGTTGGGCGTTGGTCTTTTCGTCCCTTGAAATCCAAGATACGGAATCAGCATCCGTAACCCCGAAATCGGGCGACAGAGACTTTTTGCCGGATTCTCCCCTGTGAGCGTCACCAAAGCCGTCTCTTGGTGACGGTGGCCAAAAGGCGAGGGCGGTAACCTCCGGAAACGTCGGCGCAATTCGCCGACGTTCGAAGAACGCCGCGTAGAGACCGTCGTTTATGGATTGGATTGGCTGAGCAACATGGATTCGAACCAGGAATGTTGTTGTCTGTAACTTATTGATTTTGCGTATCTATTTTCTTATTGGTGCACCAGAGCAGAAATTTGCTGTTTAGAATCGGCCGCGAAACTATAGCTTTCTTGAAAGTACACCATAATGGTGCTATGTTGTCTTTGTGACAGAGAAGCGCAAACCGACCTACGACCTCAATGCGATCAAGTCAGCCTTTGGCTCAGTAGAGAGCCTTCGATTGACGGGTTCAGCACTGCGTGGCGCGGCGGCATTAGGCTGTGGCCGTCGGGAAATCGTTGATGTGATCCGGTCAATCGACCGCAGGCAGTTCTATAAATCGATGACGTCTTATTCCGACCATCGCGTTTGGCAAGACGTCTATCACGTGCCGTCCACGTACGGTTTGCTTTACGTCAAGTTCACGGCTGATGCCGTGTCGGAGTTCCTGCTGCTGTCTTTCAAGGAGAAGGACGATGACTGATAATCCTGTTTGCCCAGAGACCGGCGCACCGATGCACAGAGATTGGCGTCCGATGACTATCAGTTACAAGGGCCAAGCAATGACCATCGATATGCCTGGTTGGTATTGCGACGCGAGTGAGGAGAGTCTTCACACGGGCGAGGATATGAAGGTGTCAGACCGCGCCTTGAACCGCCTCAAAGCAAAGGTTGAAGGGCTGTTAGAACCCGAAACTGTGCGGCGGATCCGCAAGCGCTTGAAACTGACACAGCGTAAGGCCGGGCGGGTGATTGGTGGTGGCCCGAATGCTTTCCAAAAATACGAAAGCGGGGATGTTTTGGTTAGCCAAGCAGTGACGAGCGCACTCATTCTGTTGGACCGTGACCCAAGCGGGTTGGATGCCTTGGAGCAGCGCCTAGAAATGAATCCTGCCGCTTGATCTATCCAGTTAGTCAGGCAGTTGGGGAAATGCCTTGGCCAACGATCAACTTACCACACCGGTTCTGAAGTTTGGTGCACCACGA